CTTCCGTGCTGCGCAGGAGATGGCGAAGCAGGGCCGGACTTTCATGAGTCAGATGCAGTCTGACTACCAGGAAAGCGGCGCTGCTGCAGTGACCTCTGCGCCTGCGTCCGAGGAAGAGGACGCGCCCATGACCAGCGATGACCGCAAGGCCGCTGGTGCTGCCATGGCGGCGAAGCTGCGTGGCGAAAAAACTGAGGAGGTGTAAGAAACCATGTCTCGTGATCTGCATGAAAAGATCGGCTCCGTAACTCCGGAGAATCTGTTTGCCGGTCTGGATCCCCGTGCGCTGACCAAAGCCGGTGTTCTCCGGAAGCTTGGCACCGCTGCCACCCTGGTCCGCGGTACGCTGCTGGCCAAGAGCTCCGGCTCTGCCGGTGATGGCAAACTGGTGATCTTCGGAACCACCGCTGCCACCAACGAAACCCTGACCGCTGACTGCGTCCTCGCTGAGGATGTGGAAGTCGGCACTGCCGCCGATGAGAACGCTCTGGTCTTCATCACCGGCAACTTCAATGAAGATGAGCTGACTCTGGCCAGCGGTGCTTCCCTGACGGAAGCTGACCGGGACGCGCTGCGCGTGCGCGGCATTCTCCTGGGCGCTTCCGAGACCGAAAGCGTAACTGCGTAAGGAGGTATAAAGCAATGTCTGTTCTTGTGAACATCCTGGATACCTACTACATGGCGGGTCTCTGGGAAGGCCTGTCCCCTGTTCCCACCTTCTTCCGTGATCGGTATTTCCCCACCGGGGCCGGCGATATCTACGCGGCCGACAAGGTGCTGGTGGAATACCGGGACGGCGATAACGCCATGGCTCCTTTCATGGTCATGGGCGCGGATCCGATCAATGTGAAGCGCGAAGGCTACGAGATCCATGAATACAGCCCCACCTATGTCAGCCAGAGCCGCGATCTGACGGCCGATCAGCTGAAGCAGCGTGGATTCGGCGAAGCGATCCTGTCCAAGAGCACCGAGGAAGAACGCGCCGCGAAGCTGGTGTCTGAAGACCTGGCTCTGCTGGAGCGCCGCTTCTCCCGCACTGAGGAATTCCTGTGCTCTCAGGTCATGATCAACAACGGCTTCACCATCCAGGAGCACCTGGACGAAACCCACACCAAGCCCGCGGAACTGAAGTTCTACGATCCCGCCAAGGGCAATGACGGTGTATACACCATCACCCAGTGGGGAGCTGGCACTACCTTCGCGGATGTGTGTGCGGACATCGAGGCCATGTGTGACGCTCTGAGCGCACGCGGCCTGCCTGCTGTTGACCTGGTCATCGGCCGGAAGGTTCGTGACTTCCTGCTGTCCATGAGCGATTTCCGTGACCTGGTGAACAAGCAGTCCGGAATCATCGTTGCCGAGGGCGGTATCCGTCAGACCCTGAGCCAGTATCAGGGCGTGACCTTCCTGGGCACCATCAACTTCAACGGCTACGATCTGAATGTGATCGTGTCCAATGAGCAGTACAGCGCCGTCTCCGGCGGTTCCGTGGTTCGCACGAACTACTTCCCGGCCACCTCCATGATGGTGACTGCTCCCGCTGCCGGCCATCTGATGTATGCCCACATCGTCCACATGGACGAGGATGGCGAGATCGAGACCATCACCGGCAAGCGCGTTCCGGATCTGTTTGTGGACCGGAAGAAGAAGAAGCGCGAGATCATCCTGGAGAGCCGTCCTCTGGCCGCTCCGCAGAACTACAGCCCCTGGATCTACGCTGCCGGCGTAGTTGCCTGATGAGCTGATTGAAAGGAGATGCTTTCCCGATGTTGGTAAAAATCATCAGCGGTACCTACGGGCACCGTCCCATTCTGCCGAATGGCCAGAAGAGCCACTACGTGATCCCTGTGAGAGCCGGAGAAGCTCCCATCGAAGTGAATGAGGCCGAGGGAGAACGCCTGATCGGCCTGGGAGTCGCGGAAGCGGTCCAGGCTGAGAAGATCAAAGCCCCCAAAGCGGAAGCCGCAGAAGGGGCCTCTGAGGCCGAAACTGAGGGTGTCTCCCTGGAGGACATGAGCTTCGATGATCTGAAGGCCCTCGCGCAGGAAAAGGGAATCGACATCAAGGGGATCCGGAGCAAGGCCGGCGTGATCGAGGCGATCAATGCCGGAGCAGAGGAAGCCCCGCCTGCCTTCGATGCTCAGGATGTGGTTGACTGATGGGCTTCAAGGAAATGGTGGAAGCGGACAACCTGCGCACCTTCCTGGATGTGAACACCTTCGGAGAGTTCCGGACCGTTGAATTTGACGGAGACGTCTATAGCGGCGAGGATAAAAAAGGCATCCCCGTAGTGATCAGCCAGATGAAGGAGCAGGACCGCGTCACCGTCATGAGCGATCATGAACACGGCCTGTACCGCGTCACTGCTGTATTCCACTGCAAGCTGGACGATGTAGGCGGCAATATTCCGGAAAAGGGACGGCGCTTCGGGATCTATGATCCGGATGATAGCTTCCTCCGGGAGTATTACGTTGCTCAGTCCTCCTGCGATCATGGCATGATCCGGCTGGAACTGGAAGCGATTGACGAGTGAGGTGAGATCAGATGGGCGTAGTTGACGTCAGCGTAAACTCATCCGGTCTGAACTCACTGGACTATGTCAATTCGATCTTGTTCAACTTCCCGGGCAAGGCCATGGTGGCGGTCAACCGTGCTGCCAAACGCGCCGGTTCCGCCGGACGAACAGAGGCGAAAAGGTACGCCACAAGGGTATACAACATCAAAGCCAGCCAGTTCACCAAGAACACCCAGACCACGGTCAAGGTGTTCGGCGGTGGCAGCGGCGCTACCAGAGTTGTCATCCGGTACGCCGGAGCGATGCTGGATCTGCTGGAGTTCAATCCGAAGATTTCAAGCACGGACGGCGTGAGATACCAGGCGAAGCGCGGGAACACGGTTCACCTGCAGCACGCCTTCGACATCCAGGCATACGGAGGCCATGTGTATGAGCGTGTCGGCAGGCCGAGATTTCCGGTCAGGAAGAAACTCGGACCATCCACCGCGCACATGGTCAAGGACACCGAGGTAGCCGATCCGCTGGGCAAGCGGATCATGGAAGTATTCAACGAACGTCTGTCCCATGAGATCGGACGTATCCTGGCGAAGTAAAGGAGAGCTGAAAGATGACAAGCGTAATGCTGCTGGAAGCGCTGAAGCTTCGCACGGAGGACGCCACATCGGAGCTTTTGCTTCCAGTAAAGCCCACGAAGAAGGAACAGGAGCCGGAGATCCGGCGGCCTGTTGTCTACAAGACGCGGCTCCCGGATGAGAAAGCATCCAACAAGTATGCGCCGTATGTCCTGCACTCGGTGCTGAACAGCTCCTACAACCAGCAGCCCGGGAACCTTCCCGAAGGCCTGGTCAATGTCCGGACGCTGTTCTGCGTGTACTCCGAGGACGAACAGGAAGGCGGCCTTATGCTGCTGAATCTGATGGAGCGCATCCGGATCAGCCTGATGGCCAATCCGATCCTTGATCGGCAGTTCCGGCTGGACTATGAAGGCGGGATTGAGCAGCTGGTCTATCCGGATGACACAGCGCCCTTTTACCTGGGCGAAATGATGACAGTGTGGAAGATGCCGCCTGTCGGAAGGGAGGAACGCAGCGTATGGGACGGGCAACCGCACAAGACCTGACGAAGCAGGTCAAAAACTGGGTGTATATCGGGCCTACGATCCGGAGCGCGATCCAGCACAACACCATCCTCACCGGAACCCGGGAGGAAGTGATGCAGAAGCTGGCCCGTGCGATTGAGAAGTATCCGCCGATTGCACAGCTGCTTGTCGGCTCCGAAGAGCTGGCAGAAGCGCGAATCCTTGTAAGACAGCCCGGCAACCGTCTGTATGAAGTGTACAGGCGGTTTGTTAATGGGCTGAATAAGTAATGGAGGTTGAAAACCAATGGCTAAGCATGGCGTATTTGTGCTGGAGCAGGCCACCAGTGCCGTGACTCCCGCAACGGTCGAAACCGGCGTCCCGTTCTTCATTGGGGCTTCCCCGATCCAGAACGCCGACTCCCCGGCTACCCCCGGCGTACCCGTTCTCTGCACCAGCTGGAATGAAGCGGTGCAGAAGCTGGGCTACTCCGAAGACTGGGCTACCTATCCTCTCTGCGAGGCTATGTATTCCCACTTCAAACTGTTCAACGTTTCCCCCGCGATCTTCTGCAATATGCTGGATGCCAGCACCATGAAGACCGCCGTTGCCGCGGCCGATAAGGCTGTTGTCTCCAAGAAGGTCGAGCTGACCAAGACCGCGATCCCCGGATCTGTTGTAGTAAAGACCCAGGGCGGCACCGGCACGGCCTATGAGAAGGGCGTTGACTACGATCTGTACTTCGTGGACGAAGTGCTGGTTGTGGAACTGCTTCCTGCCAGCACCCACTACAGTGAGAATCAGCTGAACATCGCCTACGATGTCGTGACGCCCAACAGCGTTGACGCTTCCAAGGTTGAGTCCGGCATCGAAGCGGCTGATCTGTGCATGAGCACGATCGGCATGATCCCTGACCTGATCGTGGCTCCCGGATACTCCCACAACACCGGCGTGGCCGCTGTCATGGCTGCCAAGGCCGAAGCGATCAACGGCATGTTCCGGGCAAAGGCGATTGTGGACCTGTCCACCGCGGCTTCCGGCGGCGCGGATACCTATGATGAGGTTATCGCGCTGAAGAACAGCGCCAACTTCACCGATGAGAACGAGATCGTCTGCTGGCCCATGGTCAAGCTGGGAGATCGCGTGTTCCATCTGTCCACCCAGGTTGCGGGTGTCATCGCCAACACCGATGCTACCTATGCCGCGCCTCATGTCAGCCCCTCCAACAAGGGCCTGCAGTGCGACAGCCTCGTGACCGAAGCTGGCGGCGAAGTGATCCTGAGCCTGGAGCAGGCGAACATCCTCAACGGCGGCGGCGTTGTGACCGGTCTGAACTTCATGGGCGGATTCAAGGTGTGGGGCAACTACACCGCCTGCTATCCGACCAACCAGGACGTGAAGGATTACTTCATCCCCGTGTCCCGGATGATCGACTTCGTGGGCAACACCCTGATCCGCACCTTCTGGGGCAAGCTGGATGAGCCCATGACCCGGCGCTTCATCGACACTGTCCTGGATTCCTGCAACATCTGGCTGAACGGCCTGACCGGTTCCGGGTACATCCTGGGCGGCCGCTGCGAGATGCTGGAATCCGAAAACCCCACAACCAACCTGATGGCTGGCATCGTGAAGCTGCACGTCTACGTGACGCCGCCGTCTCCTGCGCAGGAAATCGACTTTGTGCTGGAGTACGACCCGTCCTACGTGACGGCAGCTCTGACCTAAGGAGGTGGATGACCAATGGCAAAGCAGCCTGAATCCAATGTGGTCTTCGAGCTCTACGAAGACGGTAACAACTTCATGGGCCTGACGCAGGCCACTCTTCCGAACATCGCCTTCATCATCCAGCAGATCCAGGGTGCCGGCATCAATGGCAACATTGATGTGCCCGTTGCTGGCATGATGGAAGCTATGGAGCTGTCCCTCAACTGGCGCAGCCCCACCGAGGCGGCCAGGACGCTGGCTACCCCCAAGAGTCACCACCTGGATCTGCGTGTGGCCGCCCAGTATTGGGATACCACCGCTTCCGAGTATGGCATCGAGGCCGACAAGTACGTGATGCTGGCCCGGCCGAAGGCCATGAACCCCGGAAACGTCCAGCCGGCCACTCCCGCCGACAGCGCCAATACCTTCAGCGTGGTTTACTACGCCGGGTACAAGGATGGCCAGAAGATCTGGGAGATCGACCCCTTCAACTATATCTGCTTCATCAATGGAGTGGATTACTTCGCTCCGATCCGGAAGGCTCTGGGCAAGTAAGTTTTTCTCGGGCTCTGGCGATGAACCAGAGCCCAACCTTTTTATCATGTGAAAGGAGACGAACGTTACCATGGCAACTGAGGAAAAGAAAGTCATCATCGAAGACGAACAGGCCCAGGATCCCGATGCTGGGCTGGTGGTGATCAAACTGAAAAAGCCGCTGGATTACAACGGCGCGATGTACGATGCTATCAAGATGGATCTGGAGAACCTGACCGGAAAGGATAGCATGGAAGTTGAGAACGAACTGATGGCCCGGAAAAAGGGCGCGGTGATCTACGGCGCTCTGAACAATGATTACATCCTCGGCATTGCCGCCAAGGCCTGCGCCAAGGCGAAGCAACCTCTTGGTACGGATGCATTCCTGGCTCTGAGCCTCAAGGACCATAACAGGGTCAAGGAAGCTGTCCGAAATTTTTTATTGAAATAGGCGCCAGCGGCGGGGACGGCGGGGATTGGCTGAGGCAGAACGCGATCCGGATGGCGAAGAACTTTTCCACGCCGGTGTTTGACTGGGTCAGCCTTCCTCTGGCCGAATTCGTCCGGTGGATCCGCGCCGGGAATGTGATCATCGAAGAAGAAAACGAAGCAATCCGAAAGGCTCGCAAAAAGCGGTAGCCTTTTTTCATTTTGACCGAAAGGAGATGCAAACATGGCTGCCAACTATCAGATGTTGTTCGAGCTGAATGCGGCCCTGGGCGGCGGCTTTACCTCCGCATTTACGCAGGGATCTCAGCAGATCGACAACATGAAGGCAAAGCTGGATGCCCTCAACTCCGCCGGGAGTACCGGGGATCTGCTGGGCGGCATCTCCTCCGCACTGTCCGCTGTCGGCGTCATGAAGGGGCTGGAATCAGTCTACGAGACGCTGCAGGAATGCGCCCAAGCATCCATCGAGTTTGAAAGCGCGATGACCGGCGTGTCGAAGACCACGGACATGAGCGCCAGCGAACTGCAGGCGATGTCCGAGGCCGTTATGAAGCTGTCCACGGAGATCCCGGTCACCACGACAGAGCTGGCCAACGTGATGGAGGTTGCCGGGCAGTTGGGCATCAGCAAGGACAATCTGCTGGACTTCTCCACCACCATGAGCCAGCTGGCAACAGCCACCACCATGACAGCGGATGAGGCCGCTACGATGCTCGCTCAGTTTGCGAATATCACGCAGATGGATCCGAGCCAGTATTCCAACCTGGCATCCGCTGTCGTGGATCTGGGCAACAACTACGCCACCACAGAGCAGAAGATCGTGGATATGGGCCAAGGCATCGCCGCCGCCGGATCACTGGCAGGTATGAGCGAGGCCGACATGATGGGCCTGTCCGCAGCCGTCACATCCCTGGGTATCGAAACCGCCGCAGGTTCCACCAGCATGTCGAAGCTGATCAGTCAGCTGAACAAGGCAGTTGAAACCGGTGACGGTCTGGATGAGTTCGCCAGCATTGCCGGAATGAGTGCGCAGCAGTTTGCAGACGCCTGGGGCGATGACGCCGCGAATGCGCTGGCCACCTTCATCACCGGCCTTAACGATGTGGAGCGGAACGGCGCTTCCGCATCCGTGCTGCTGGACGAACTCGGCATTAAGGAAACCCGGATGCAGCGCATGATCCTGTCTCTGGCGGGATCCGGCGATCTGATGAGCAATGCCATCCGGGATGCAAACGCCGCCTTCAGAGAAAACACCGCTCTGACAGCCGAAGCGGAAAAGCGGTACGCCACCACGGAGAGCCGCCTGACCATGCTGCAGAACGCGGCGAATAACGTAAAGATCTCCATCGGCGATGCGCTGACGCCTGTTGTGGCGTCCGTTGCGGATGGGCTCACGAAGCTACTGGAGCCGATGGCAGAATTCATTGAGCAGAACCCGGCCATCGTGCAGGGACTGACGGCTTTTATCGGTGTGCTCGGTCTGGCCGCTGCGGCGGTCGCGGCCTACACTGCGGCCACAAAGCTGGCGGCAGCTGCCAACCTGCTCTTCGGCGGATCGATTCCAGGCATCGGAATCATCCTGGGCGTTGCAGCAGGAATCGGCGCCCTGGTTGCAGGCATCGGCCTACTGACGGACGCGTACAACGATGCTCATCCATCCTTTGAGCAGTTGGACGCAGACTTTGATTCTCTGAACGAGAAGGCCAAAGAGCAGCAGCATATCATCGACCTGGCAGAGGAATACAAGACCCTGACCAAGGAGATCTCCGACCTTGAAAACAGCGGTGTCGGCGAGATCACCCAGAAGATCGATATCAGCGGCGTGAAGAAGTCCGATCTGGATCTGCTGAAGGAGATCGCGGAAAACCATGGCTACGTTGTCAATGATGACGGCACCGTGACCCAGACGCTGGACATCACCGGCGTCAGCAAGAAGGATCTGCAGGAGCTTGAGCGGCTGAAGAAAGCCTATGTCGATGACAAAGCGAAGCTGACTCAGGAACTTGAACTTCTCGGCGTGAAAGACGTTGAGAAGAATTTGCCGACCTTCCTCGAGATGAAGACCAACACGAAGGACGGCACATACAAACTGAAGCAGGCGCTTGAGATTGCAGGCGCTGAAAATCTCACGGACGCGAAGGTTGAACAGCTCAAACGCCTGATGAACACTGTCGGCACCAAGGAAGGCAAGCTGACGCAGAAGCTCGAACTGCTCGGCTTCGATGCCGCATCCATCAGCGCACTGGGCTACAGTTCCATGGAAGCCTTTGTGGACGCTGTCCAGTCCGGCAAGATCATCACGACAGCTGATGGCACCCTGACGCAGAAGCTGGTCATGGATGACATTAAGCCGGAGAAGATCAAACAGATCCAGGAACTGAAAGAGAGCATCGTCAACGAGAAGGCCACGCTGACCCAGGAACTTCAGCTTCGCGGAGTTGAGGATGTCGAGAAAAATCTGGAGACCTATCTCTCCTTCAAGACGAACACCGCTGACGGCACTCACGCCCTCAAGCAGCAGCTTGAGCTGGACGGCGCTGAGAACATCACGGATGAGCAGTTGAGACATCTTAAGGAGTTCATCAGCTCCATCCAGACGAAGACCGGAAAGCTCACCCAGACGCTGGAAACCAGCGGATTCGATTCCGCCACCATCAGCGCCCTGGGATACGGCACCATGAAAGAATTCGTGGCAGCCGTTGAAGCCGGCAAGGTCGTAGTCAACGCCAACGG